CAAATGTCAAAAACCTATTTAAAGAGCTTCGATGTCAACAGACACTTTAGGTTTTTCGTAATGCTTCAAAGAGTTCATACCCAATGATATTAGGTATTCAGCCACCTTATGTGGTGACTTCTTCTCTGTCTTACAAAAATCCTTAAACTCTTTAGCAAGATGTTTGTTTACATATATTGGTTTTCTTCCGTTTCTTTCTTTTAAGATTCGATCATCAAACTCATATAAGTTCATAGTTACCTCATAGTTATAGAGAAACTTCTACAGAATAATCTCCTATATTATTACCTTTTGCATCTGTTCCGTAAACCATCTGTAGTTCAAGATCAATAAAGTGTTTGGCTTTTAACAAGTCAGTCACCCTATCTTGTTTCTCTCCTTTACTTCTGGTTATATACTTTAAACAACTACCTAGGTTATAAGACAGGTTGTTAGCATATATATAATCAATAGGTTGTATCTTGGTATTCTTATAATGAGTACCAGCTACTTGGTTGTTGGTTGCAAGAGCATCTATTTCTTGGTCCCAGTCCTCTTCTTTTCCTATATTTGTATGCGCATATATAGTTGTATTCTTCATAAATTTCTCCACTTTTTTTTAATAATATTAACATAATTAGTAATATTGTGTTAGTATAAACAAAAATATTAATAAAAGGGAAATTTATGGAAATATTAGAAAAGAATTTTGACATATCTAATACCATTGAAGTTGACGAACTAGCAGAGAGATGGGGTGTCAGCAAGAAAACAATCGACAATAGAAGGTATAGAGGGCAAGGTCCTAACTACTTTAAGATTGGTGGTAAGATTAAATACGATCTTGATGATGTGAAAAGAATGGAACAAGACTCTTATATTTCTGTCCATGGCACACGCTAAGTTAAGCCCGTCATCAGCAAAGATATGGATGGCGTGTCCAGGTATGCCACAACTACTTGCAAGTATGGAAGTAGAATACAAAGTAGGTATACCAGCAGCGACAGGTACGTTGATTCACGAAATGGTAGAGACACTACTGAAAGGTAGATTAAATAATCTTACCTTAGAAGAATATTATCTTGATACTACCCACCATGTAGAAGATTTTGATTTGACAGTTGACCAAGAGATGATTGACTGTGCAAAAGTGTATGTAGATTACATAGACAAAAGAATGATGGAGCTTGATGTAGCAAGACCATTAATTGAAGAAAAAGTTAATATGCCAGAAATACATGAAGATTTATGGGGAACAGCAGATGCAATCCTCATTGGTAAAGACACCATAGAAATAATAGATCTTAAAACTGGTAAGTGGGCAGTAGAAGCTGACAACCCACAAATGCGAATTTATGCACTAGGAGCATTATCAAGATACGGTGATGACTGTACGGTGCAAATGACTATTGTGCAACCAAGAGGTTGGCATAAAGATGGTCATATCCGATCATACTCCATATCAGCTATTAATTTAGTTGAATGGGCTTATGAAACTTTGAAGCCAGCTGCTGAAGCTTGCTACGAAGAAATACCCACATACAACTATAGTAAAGACGGTTGCCGTTGGTGTAATGCTAAAGAGGTATGTGATACTTATAAACAAAACCAAAAGGGAGAACAAAATGGTTAAAGAAAATAAAACTGAAACTGTTGAAGAACCAACAATTAAGTTTGCAGATGACGGTAAAGAACACAAGATAAGTGAAATGCCAGATGAAGCAAAGCAATTGATGGCGCGTTGGCAGGAGAAAAAACAAATCAGAGATGAATTTATTATTAAAGCTAATAATGACATTGATGATTTAAACACTCTGTTATCAGCTTATGAGGCTCGTATGAAAAACATAGTAGAGCCAGCAGAAGATGAGCCTAAGATAGAGGTGCAGTAATGTCGTTAGCTAATATAAGACAGAAGGCAAAACTAAAACCACCTATCATGGTTTTATATGGTCCTGGTGGCATTGGTAAAACATCTTTTGCTGCAACAATGAATAAAACTATTATTGTGCAAGCAGAGGATGGTATCGGTAAGATTGAGTGCGCTCACTTTCCTGTAGCAAAAACCTATAGTGAATTTGAAGATAACTTAAAGGCATTGATAGCAGAAAAATCAGAATACAAAACTGTTTGTATAGATAGTTTAGATTGGTTAGAGACATTAATGCACGAACACGTTTGCGCAAAGAACGGTTGGCCAGACATAAGCTCACCAGCTTACGGTAAAGGTTATGCTGTGACACTAGAAGTATGGAAAGAATATTTATCTTTGTTAAATGAACTGCGAGCAAAAGGTTTTACTATCTTGCAGATTGCACATAACGAAGTAAAAAGATATGAAGATCCTAGTAGTGAACCACACGATAGACACCAAATTAAATTACATAGAAAAGCAGCTGACTTAGTTATAGAACATAGTGATGCTGTATTTTTTGCTAACTATAAGATTGGAACTATCCAAGTAAAAGGTAAAGGTGGTGGTATGACTACCAAACTAAAGCAAGGCGATAGAACTATCTTTACGCAAGAGACACCTGGCTTTCAAGCTAAGAATAGATTTGGCTTAGATGCAGAAATGCCTTTTGATTGGTCAGCAATCAGGGAGCAGATGTTGAAATGAAAGATGGTGAACCTAACGAACATTACTGTGATGACAAACCACAATATGAAGATGGATATTGTAATTATTGTGGGGAGAAAGAAGAGGATTGTTCAGAATATAAATGTTGGATCAAATAAAAAAGGAGTAAGAAATGGATTTAACAAATTTTAATGTAGATGCCTCTAACGAAGGCAAGTCAGTTGTTGAGCCAGGTAGACACGTTCTGCATTGGCAAGGCGAAGAAGAAGAACTAATAGAAGGTAGAAACGGTTGGCGTGGTTGCAAGATGTATTTTGAAATAGATGGCGCAGGCATAAGACTGAATCATACCTTTACTGTTGGTCACGATAACCCTAAGTATGTCGATAGTGGTGTTAAATCAATGCTACTTATGGCGCAAGCGATGGGATTAAAAGAGCCACCAAAAGATACATCAACTGCCTTTATGGGTAAAAGTGTATCAGCTGAATTAATTAAAGATGAGAATGGTTATCTTAAAATTAATGAAGATTGGGGTAGAACTTGGCAGGCAACAAATGTAAAGCCAGAACCTGTCAATGACAACATACAAACTGGTCCATCACAAGCTGACCTAGATTCTGTGGGATCAATGGATGCAAGTGATGACGATGTTCCATTTTGATGGTAAAAACAGGCCCACTCTTTGTGCATATTGCAAGAATCCGAGTGGGCCACTACTCTACAAAGATGGAGATTACTGGCTTGGAGCGTGCTGTATGGCTCATTTAAAAAAGATTGGTAAGGGAGAAAGACTACCAAACAAAGCACAACTAAATGACGAGGGGATAGAATATTCCATAGCACAAACCAAAGATATATATTTAGAACTAGCAGGTAAAGAAGATCAGAAGCCTTTACATAAATGGGAGAGGGCAAACAGAAAAAGAATCTTTACTACTATTGTTAGGGAATATCTAAACTGGGCAAACGTGCAAGCGCAGTTAGATGATGAGAGAGCTGCAAATGGATTTAACAAAGTACCTAAAAAAGGACACACTCTATAACGAACCAGGTTTTAGTTCAGGCAAGAGTACACAAGATTTAATAAACGAAATGCAAGCACAAGGCTTGCAGGTCATTCATTTAGAAATTACAGGGGATATCGTAAGAGTACCAGTTGTTGATATTGCTGGTACAAAAGCTGATTCTGGCAATCAGAAGTCTGGTTATTATGTTGTTAATGAAGTAAACGGAAATTACTTTGCTACTTATGGTAATTGGAAAACAAGTTTTGAGGGTAAATGGTCAAGTGTAAATCATAACACTATGACTAGCGAACAAAAGCAAGATCTACAACGTCAATTGCAAGAGGCCAAGAAAAGGTCCGAAGAAGCTAAAGCACAACGGCATAATGAAGTGGCTAAAAAAGTTGAACGCTGGTTTGACTCTTACGCGAATGTTATTGAACATGACTATCTCACAAATAAAAAAGTTAAAAATTATGGTTTAAAGCAATACCAGGATATGTTGGTTTGCGGTGTGTATTCTACATTAGGAGACATACGTTCTCTACAGTTTATTAACAAAAAAGGTGAAAAAAGATTTGCAACTGATTCAGAAATAAAAGGAAATATATTTCTTATTGGTGCAGACATAAAAGACATACCAAAATTAGAAAAAATTATTTTAGCTGAAGGCTATTCTACAGCTGCAACAATATATGAAGCTACCCAGATTCCTGTAGCGTGCGTATTTAGTGCCAACTTTTTGTTGGATGCAGCCTCTAAATTACGTGCGCTTACAGGTGCTAGATTTATTCTTGCACTTGATAATGATAAAAGCGGTGTTGGAGAAAAGAAAGCGCAAGAGTGCGCAAGTGCTGTAGTTAATTGTGCGGTGCGTTTACCTAGTGAAATTGGAGACTTCAACGATTTATATTTACGTCATGGTTTAGATAAAGTTAAAGCTGAACTTGTAGAACATAAACTAGGCATACAAAAATATGCGGTGCGTAATCTTGTAGGTAAGCCAGAGCCACAAAAGTTTTTAGTTGAAGGCCTTATTCCTATTGGTAAACCTGGTATTCTTGCCGCCGTTGGTGGTGTAGGTAAATCATTAAGTGTCATACAGCTAGCGTTAGCGGTGGCGTGCGGTGGCAGGTGGTGGGGTAAGAATGTTATTGAACGTGGTAATACTGTTATATTTTGTGCTGAAGATGATTTAATGGAAATACATAGACGACTCGACTTGCTAGACCCTACTGGCAAGCGATTTAACTCCTCTCATGAAGTCTATGTATTTCCTGTCCCAGAACAAAAAGAGCCGATGATACTGTTAAGAGAAGAAGGTATTACACCTATAGCGCAGGAGTTAGTAGAAGAACTGCAAGCTATACCAAATTTAAAGCTCGTATGTTTTGATCCACTCCAGGCATTTACAACTGGTAATGTATCTAGCAGTAATGAAGCTGGCCAACTTTGGGGAAGTTATTGCGCAAACATATCAGCGCGTCTTGGTTGTTCTACGCTTACTATTCATCATCTTAATAAAGGTGCTTTAGCCAATGACAGCGATGACGCTATGAGCCATAGAGCCGAGATTCGTGGTGCAAGTAGTATTACCGACAGCGTGCGGTGGGCGATAGCTATGTGGCTTGCGAGCGTGGAGGATTGTGAGCGTATATGTGAAGAACAAAGAGTTAAATATGACCGAATGAACGTAGTTAAATGCGCCTTAGTTAAATCTAATTCTGGTAATGTTGACTACACTACCAAGACATTATTTAGAAAGGACGGAGTGCTTGAACCATTAGAAGAATTACAAAATCCTATGAATTTATATGACCAATTTTAAACAAATCGTTGGGAACTTTAGGGACATACTAGGGAACGAGAGGGACAAACTATACCCTCAGATGCCCAACACCCGCCACTCAGATGCCCATATATCCATACATATACATATGTATAAGAGAGCAAACCCCTTGAGGGGGTTTGACTCTCTGGGAGGAGCGTGCGCGCTGTGAGAAGATTCGGACAAGTAGATAAGAATTATTGGTGGATTACAGCGCACGCGGAGGCGGAGGAGAAAACTGCGCTCATCCCTATCGCGCTTGCGCGCAAGGAGGGAGACTTCTCGCGCGTGCGCCAGATCGTATGGCATTGGTATCGTAGCGAAGTCGCGGGTAATGAAGCGCTATCTATGACAGCGCGCTTTGTTGGTTGGGCATTGTGCGAGCGCTGGCGGTATGAAACTTGGTCCTCGCATGATGCGATTAGTTATTATGCAAAGATGACTGCGGTAAATCGTAAGAGTGTAGGCAAGGCGATTGCTGAATTGAGTGATGCGAATTTAATCTGGATTGTTTTGGAAGGCGAGCCGAAGCGGTTGAGGAAGTCGCAAAGCGGAGGCAAGAAGCATTTTTTGTTAGTTGGTTTAGCTGACCTGGTGCGCGAGTGATTCGTTCGGCGTGCGTGGGGGTGGAAGCGTGGAGGGGACTAGCGAGAGCATTTTAGGGGGGTTGTCATATACGGAGAGGTAATGACACTCCCGCTAGTCAAACTTATTGCTTGCGATCGATTATAACTATCGCTAGCGCGGTCATAAACATCATCAGCGCGAATACTCCAGCGAGCGATAGTACAATTTTTATAATCAGTTCAAGCATTAAATATATTTAGTTGTGGTTGTACATACAATTTTATTCTCTTTACACATTTTTTCAACTTCCTTTTTCATGTCGTAAAGCGTGGGGTTGCCTTTCATGGTAAATTGAATGGTTACCTCGGTTATTTGCTCGCGCTCGCGCTTGCTAAATATCCTATCAAAGTTGTTGTTAAATGTTTCTTTGTCTACCGCGAAAGGGCGCGGATCTGATCCTTTACCTGTCATTGGTACTCCTTTTGTATTTTATTTATTATTGATTTTGTCATGTTGTTAATTTGTAATGCTTGTTTAGAATTATATTTAACTAACTTTTTTATTTCAGCTTTGTCTTTTTGACTTTTTGCTTCTCTGTAATAGGTTGAAAGACTATGCATTATTTTCTCTAGTTCAGTCCATACGTCTTTATCAAGCCATTCAGCTATATGTTCACATTCTTTTTTAGTAAATGTTATTTTTTGTTTACTCATGCTCTCGCCCTAAATAAATAAAATAATGCTTTTAGTCTCCATTCTTCAAGATGTCGTAAATGTTTTGGTATGTCCTCTCGCTTCATGTAAGCCTCACTGTGCCATTAGGAGAGACTGTGCCTAGCCTTTCCCCTGTTATTGTTAATAAAAGCCATGTACCGCACGTCTGTTGCTTAGAGGAGGCCTTATCTGGGTATATAATCTCGCCAGTATGTCCGTTATCTCTAAGGTGGGATGCGTATTGATACTCGGCCATAGCGTATGTTATTGGTTTATATTTTTTCATCATTTCCTCTAATTTACATTAAAACTAATCCAAGAAGAGCCTTCGGCCATCTCTATATATTCTCTTTTCATAAATATTGGTTTGTTTAAATCTGGAACATTTTTTCCATTTTTATCTTTCTTTTGTTCATAAGCCTGTATTTCAAAACAAGGTGGATGATATTGATCTTTTAAATCAACCTTTAAATTAAAATGTTTTTCAACATATTCTTCTATTGCTTTTTCTATATCCCATGAATCTAATTCTATTCTCATTATTTACTCCTTTTTCTATATGCTGATTGTTTACAAGCATCTGAACAATATTTTTTCTCTCGCCCTTTGCCTGTTGGTTGTATTATTTCTATATTGCAATTCTTACAATTTAGATATCTTTCTGATGGTATAAACCTGGTTATCTCTACATCAAGCAAATCTTTGACATCTAAAATATCATGTTTAATTGCGTATTTAATAAGTCCGTAGGCTCTTTTATAAGCGTCATCTTTGTCGCTTCCCTCTACAGTAGACGAGTCATGCCAGTTAAGTTTTACTTTATAATCATATTGATATTTCATTTTCCACCTCTATCATTCTTTTATTATTATTGAAATCAAAGTTAGTTAAGAATATAGATTTTTCATAAGGATCTTTTTGCCATACATGAACGTAATCTTCCGCACATCCTGGAGAATGTTCTATATATATGGTTAAGTTGCCAGTTTCTATGTATGTAGAGTATCTACTGCGTTTATCTATTTTAATGCTCATCATTTCCCCCTTTGTGATGGTTTACCATTAGGAAAGGTAAGCGCCTCGCTAAACGCTTGCCAGTCCTCTGGTGTCATTATTTGTTCTACTTTATGAACTGGCGTATTATCTTTTAGGCCGTACTTCTTGCGAAGCTGACCTATTACGCTTTTATGTGTTTTGGTTTTTGGTATACTCATTGATTAAGTTCCCCTGTTATATAATCAGTTAATATTTCTCGGTTAGGTGTAAATCCTAACATTACATTGAATAGTTTATAAACATGATCCTCGTTGCCGTCTTGTAGATCTTCATCTATTGCGGTTATTAAATCAGTTATAAAATGTTTTTTAGCTGTTGGTTGTGATAGTTCTACAGACATGATTACACCTCCAAGTCTAAAATCATTTGGCAAACATCCCAAGATATAGAATCTTCAAATACTGGAATAGATGCACCGTCAAACCAATCCATGTAATGATAATTAATACAATCAATATCTAAAGTATCGCTTATGGTATAAATTCTAAATTCGTCACTTGGTCCACCCCATGATAGCTGTAATCTAAAATAACCAGGATTTTTTTCATCTTCAGCATCTACCCAATCCCAAGATAAGGCATTACTATTCACATAATCAAAGAAATCTTCACAATAAAAAAACTTATTGTATTTATCTTTGCATTTAAATTCTTCTTGTTTATCTGGATTAATTGATAAAAGTTCGTCAAAGTATTTTTGAGCGTCTTTATAATCTTGCTCTACCTCATTAAACTTTTCATTTACAAGATCCTTACAAGTTAATCTTTTTTGTGTATTTATTAATTCCATTTGTTTTCTCCGTATATAACTAGATTTAATTACCTAGTAATACTAATTATCATCATTTATACACAATATGCAACACTTTTTTTTAAATAACATACATTTAATTACATAAAATGTGCAAAATACCCTAAAATAAAGCATGGAAAAGGGAAAACCAGGCAGAAAAAGAAAGCTTGCGCAACTATCAGAAGATGACTATAAACAGATTAGCTTATGGGCTGGTGATGGTTTAAACGAGAGCCAGATAGCAACTTTGCTCAATGTAAACATCTCAACAATAACTAGAGAAAAAAAGAGAAACGAGCAATTTGCACACGCTATAAAAAAAGGAAAATACAAAGCGGTTCAACTGGTAGCTAACAAAGTATTTCAAAATGCTATGGACGGCAAAGAAACAAGCGCAATATTTTTCCTAAAAAATAGAGATCCAGACAATTGGGCAGACCGCCAAGAAATAAATTACAACTTAGATTTAAAGAATGTTCTTACTGACGCACGCGCACGCATAATCGATCACGCGCCAGCACGCTTGCCCAAGCGCGCGCAAGCATTGAGCGAAAATGCACAAGGCGAGCAAGCGAGCGAGGGCGTGAATGAATAGCAAGGGGTTAGATGCGAGCTTAGTTTTTATGCTCCCTTTTTAACTATGCGAATCTCTCTCAATAAATCGCATTTGACCCCCCCCTTTGTTAGCGTGGCGGTGGTGATATATGTATAACTACTCAACTAAAATTTTTTAATTTTTTTTAATATGAAATAC